TTACCGCAACAACTCCCTTTTCCCGTTATCAAGATTCTCCAAGTGAGGCTCCGGGCGGGTGCGATAGCGCTTAATCCTGAACTCACCTCCGTCAGCACATACCAGCAATGAACCATCACAAGTCCTCAGTGAGGCGTCAACAACTAATAAAGCCACGCTGAGTATGCCTTCGCGATAGTGCGTCGAACCGGCGCGCATGAAGTACGTGGCAGCTGGCCTGGTTATGATGCTCTTGTCGAGCGATATGCGTTCTTCAACGTAGTCTGCTGCTGGACTCGGGAATCCCATGATGCACCTCCGATAGTTACTGTATGCATATGCAGTAACTATCGATCGGCGACATCGATTAACATCCATTTTGAACAACACGGTTAACGTATTGAGATAAAGCGATAATTATTTCCATGCTGCATCGGTATGGACACTATGTTTGTGGCTGCCTTCACCAAACTATGTGCAAATTGTGGAGAAAGGAAGGAGTCGATGTTACTCTTAAGCATTACTTTTTAATAATTGGTAGCCTGCTGTTGTTATAGCAAGCTACCATTGTCCCTAGATCTTATCTATATCCTTTGAAATGTTAACAACTACCTTGGCCCCGCTACCATCTGAATTAATCGGGCTATTAGTTGTATTGTCAATTATCGAAAACAAAGCTTCACGATAATTCGGATCATTAAATGCTGACAAAATAACCCTTTTACCCCAACCAATAGTGTCAGGGAGAAACGAAAAACCTGACACCTTAAAGCCTGGAGGGGCCTTTACATTTAAATTGCTAATTCCTCCGCTACTGGAATAGTAGGCACTTATGTATCGTTCAATATCTCCACCAAAAGATACTGTAGGGCTCGTAGCTGTACATGTAACTTTAACATTGTAATTTTGTGCAGGTCTCTTAGCCTCTGCGCCTCCAGCCCCTGTGAAAGCCTCTCTTGACTCGTCAAAAGTGCTTTTGTTCAGGGTAGTTAATATTTTCTTCCTTACGTAATTGAATACGAAGTTATCTCCTGCCGCAGTCCAATGAATATTATCGAACCTGTAGAATGCGGGATTTAAAAGCTTCATCGCATCGTACATATCAATAAGAGAACAGTTGTATTTAACAGCAATATCTTTCATTGATGATATATAAGGTTTTATGGTTTCGTATGGTAGAAATTGCTCGGGTGGCATAGACATGAGAACAATAATGCAGTCACTCTTAAACTCTCTTGCCTTTGTTACGAATTGTTCTACATTAAATTTAAATGTATCGACTGGAACACCAGTTGCTACATCATTTGCCCCAATGATGTAAAAGATAACATCTGGAGCATATGCACCCACCAGGGTGTTATATTCGGAAAGAATTTGCCCAGATGTCCACCCTCCTTTTCCTGTCACCTTGGGCCATGTTCTTCCGGCGTGAGTTATTCCATATATAGTTATTTCTCCACCCTGCGCGCCTGTGGATGCATTCCTCACGTTGCTAATCGTTATCTCCCTATAGTCTGCATCCATTGGTATGAGCATATATTCTGATGATTGATATTTCCCATCAATTGATGTGTTGTCAAACTCTGCTGTAGCAATGTTAAACTTAACCGCAGTTGCCGCTGGTGCTTTTGCTATTATTATCGCCGGAGTGCCTGGATAGTTATTGTACAGGCTAAGCGTCTGTCCAGGCTCAAATGTCCACTTGAGCGCGCGGCCGTTTAAGGCTATGTTCTTTAGTTGCAGTCCGCTGAAAGCAGATACGGAGGCATCTGAAAGCCATTGAATATCGAAGATGTTTGTATATGCTGGAGTTGCTGTAAATATAGCATCCCTGACCAAATAAGACCAAGAGCTTAAACCAAATGGCTGATCTGTTGAGTATCCTGCATAGTTGACTCCCCACGCTGCTGGATACCCAACACCATTAAAACTGAGCGAGTCACCAGTGATAACGACAGATAAGTTGAAATTGAGTGAGTTAGCTGTGGAGGATATTTTTTCAACGTCATTTTGGATTACTGTAAACCCATTTAGCGCATTCGTGTATAGGTCTTCTAGTTTCTCACTTACGCTTTTGTCTCCATCATAGACTAATTTTGCACCGTCTGGTCCTGCCAAATCCTGACGCAACTTATCTGGATTGTATTTTAGAACATTCTGAAAATAGAACTGCTGCGCACCATACGCATCATAAACAGCCATCGAATGGCCTTGCACAGTTACGAATTTGGCAATCTGTCCATTATATACAGGGTAACCAGCAGCGTTAATGATGATTGGCTGTGCAACAGGAACGTGAGAACCATCTTCGTTCTCCACATAAACCTGAATCTGGTTATCAGGATTTACCGGGTCAGTGTCAATTTTACCGATATAAATTTTGCCATTGGCAACGGCTTTAAAAGAACGCGCCATAGTGAAGAGTTGCGAAGGCATGCTTACCACAACATTGGCTGTAATGTCTGTCATTTAATTTGCTCCAGATACAAGGAATCGCCGCAGCATGGCTACGGTTGGCATTTGTTACATACCGAAACGGTACGATTGTTGATTTGTACAGTGGGTTTTACGATGCCATTCCACCCATTTGGTGAGGCATTGATGATGTACAGCAAATACGATGAGGCGCAGTTCCACTTGAGGCTTACACACGAGTTGCACGCTAAGATTAAGCAGCGTGCAAAAATGAATAACAGGTCTATCAATTCCGAAATTGTGGCTACGATGGAAGAATCACTCTCCAAACCATCACCTGTAAGCGGGTATCGTGATGAAGAAGAGAGGCTGGCCTCATTAATCTCGGAACGAGTAAAAGAAGTTGTGGCTGATATCCTTAGAAAAGAAAAAACCCGCGATTAAGCGGGTTTAGTTGGTTAGTTATCAAAAAGTCCGTACGTTTCTTCTTCTTCAGGTGTAAGGGGAAGAATCTCTACTCTATCTATAGATACCTTTTCAATGTACCCATGAGGTCTACTTAAAATTAAAGCTCTCTCATGCCACAGAACTCCAAGAATGTGATACCTTCCAGCATCGCCTTTTACCCTGGCTCTTCCTTTGATTCTTGGCGGCATAATGCCATATTTTTTCTTTGCCATTATGCAACATTACTCCCATGAATCAGGTGTTGTAGTGCTTTAACACCTTCCGCATTGTAGCGGAATGCTTCCACCTGTTTGCTGGAATGCGCAGATTTATCCAGGAAGAACTTCCCGTACTGCTCAGTTTTGAGGTTGTTTGCGTTAGCAATGCGACCAATCTTGTTGGCCGTTACTCCAAGCTGCTCTGCAACCTCCCCTGCTGAGTAGTAATGCTCTTCTATTGCCGGAAGAGGTATTGCATTAAAACCAACGAGCGGGTTGATTATACTTGCTGCCGCTGTCTGCTTTGCCTCAGGCGCAAGATTTGGCATCAGATCGAACAGATTGGTAACAGCTTCAACCGTCATTTTCAATGTTCGCGCTTGACGATACTCAACAAGTCCACTCGCTGATTTACCGCTTTTAATGTGCGCTTCTTGCATACTTTCAAGTTGGTCTACCAGTGAGCGGCGAACGGCTTTTGACTCGCGAGCGGCAACTCGCAATGCTTGCTTGATTGACATCTCAATGATAACCATCGAAGTTTTGTTCGCTTTTTGCACTACACTTTTTGTGTAGTGCTCTCCATCCAATTCATCTTCAATTTTCTCGATGAATTTGTTATTACGAACCTCCGGCTCACCGCACTGTCTACGAGCCTGATTTACCATCTCAAGCAGGCGCTGGCTGTCAATGGTTTTATCCGTGACAACGGATCCGATGTTTGCTACATTCTTAAAAGTCATTAGGCATTCCTTATGTGGTAGTAAGGGTGTGACATAGGCCGCCAGCAGCACACTGGCGGTTTTCTTTTGCGCCGTCCTGTGCACCAATCAATGAATCCATTCCTCGCCGCGAAGTTTTGCCAGCATTGGCTGAGCGTTCTTTACGACAAAATTGTTGGTATCAAGATTCTTCATTTCACGAAGAAGTGATTTCTTGGTTTCTTCTGACATGTAGCGAGTCTCATATGCAATATCGTAAATCCTTCCTGAAAGCTCAGAACCAATTTGCTTCATTCCTGGGTAGATGTGTTTGCACATTTGTTGACTCTTCTCCATCCACAATTGTAAGTAGCAGAGATTAACCAGTTCTTCGTCAGTAAACTGTTTTGCAATCGGTGAGCATTCTGCCTGCCGATCCAAAATATCCAGCACCCAGCGGCGGAACTCTTTGGCTACCGGAGTGCGAGCAAACATCGCGATTAGGTGGGCACCGCGTAGTGAGAAAACTCGCACTTTTTTGCGATAATTTCCTGAGGTACTCACTTCGAGTACCTGAGTCATTCCGGCGCTAAACTCATCGCTATACTTGTTATAAATCATTGTTACTGCACGACTATTTGCGTATTTAAGTGCAGATGCAATATTAGATGATGTAAACCAAACACCATGCATATCACGGGTGGGCACCAACTCAACTCCGTGGAAGTTGTAATCTGATTTTGCTACAATATTCATGTTAGTTTCCTTGCATACGGTTACTGACATAGAGGCCCGGTTTGTGTTCGCGCACTGCCGGGCTTCACTATTTTTATTGGATGACAACATCGCCCTTTGCCTCAAGTTTCATCAATAACTCCATTCGATAAGCTATCTCTGCCTGAATTGACCTATGGCATCTTTTTGCTGATTCGCGGATATGTGAATCAACCTTTTCTGTAAAACGAACCTGACGCGGCTTGATGGAAGATATCTTTTCAGTCATTATGCACTCCTGTTTTTAAAAAACTCATAATCTCACTTTTTGTAGTTTGATTATTCACTCACACTCAGTATGAGTCAATGAATTTTTTATGGTGAACTAATGAATTTTGACGATCAATTCCCATCAAGAGTATCTCTGGCAAGACAGTCCAGGGGTATGACGCAGGCGCAGTTGTCAAAATTAGCTGGTGTTGTTCAACGTCAAATAGCTGCATACGAGGGTGGTGAGGCTAAACCACGGCTTCGGGTATTGCAGGCATTAGCCAACGCATTAGGTACTACGGCTGAGTGGTTAGCTCTAGGTGAAGGTCAGGGTCCGGGAACAAAAAACGTCATGCCTGACGTTCTGGTAAAGCAAATACCAATCCTCAAACTAGATGAAGTTATGCATTACCTAAACACAGGTGAACATTCATCGTCTAGATTTCATCCGGCAATATACAATGTTGGTGACTCTGCATTTGCATTGACTATTGAAGGTGAAGCTATGACTACAAGTTCAGGTATTAGCTTTCCCAGAGGATCGGTTGTCACGTTCAGCCCTCTAGTAAAAGCTAAAAGCAAAGATTATGTAATAGCATCATTGGATAAAGAGCAAATATTGAGCTTCAAACAGGTTTACATTGGTGAAATAGAGACAAACCTAGTATCCCTAAACCCAATGTATCCTAATATTCTTGTTAGAAATGAAGATGTTAGTATTTTGGCAACCGCAGTTTACCTTGAAATCCCGTTGCTTTGATATCCTTTAGGAAGCGACACATTACCATCTGGTATCCTGCTCAAAACTAAGGAGGTTGGTGTGTTAGAAATAGTCGTACTCGCTCTTGGGATATCCTGTTGCGTACTATATGCAGGGTTAGCTGCCCTCAAGAAACAGGTTAAGGAATTAGATCGCTCACATGAAATTGATACAAAAATTGCGCGATTAACAGAAGAGAATAAACACTTAAAAAATTCCATAAGGACACTAACTGATGACAACTACAAACTGTCCCATGCATTGGCTAAGTGGGAAATAGTAAGTTATGAAAGAATGACCGACATGATTTTTTCGTCTTATATGGCTACAAAATCTCCTGAAACATCAGGAAAAGCAATAATTGCAGCCATTGAAAAGAGAATTAAATAGCCTTCCTTGGTGTTCATTTCTACTGCCTGGTAGCTTCGTTAGTTAGGAGAGGGCGAACGGCGTTAGCAGCCTGATTTAACGCTCGCTCATATGCCGGAGTTCCAGGCTTGACGTTTGCAAGGCGGAGAAGCATGTTTCTTGCTGCTTTAGACTCATACAAACGCATCATTGCACCGAAACCAGCCTCAAGCCCCATTGATACGCCAAGAGTCGCAGTTGCGCCAATCGTCCTTATCCGGTTGGCTTGCGATTGCCCCGTCTGAGTTACTACATTTGCGGTGTCTGACCTTGCTGTTTGCTGTAGAACTTCATGAAGAGAATCAAGCTCTTTCATGTGCTTTCCAGAAAAAATAGTGTTGTAAATTTCACCGCCTGACTGAGATTTCAGCTTATTAACTTCAGTGATGAACTTGGCTGGAGAGTCACCGGCCTTTTCCGCTATTTTGCTGACGTAAGCTGCACGCATAGCATCTTTCCCTTTATCATCCAATGCGCTCCAGATTCGTTTCACGTCCGATGGTTTTCTGCTTAATACAACGGTATTTATAAGTTCAGGACTGGCTTCACTGCTTGCCTTGTTGAGCTTGTTAGCAATGTTTTTATTAAGCGCCTTATTATAAACGTTTGCATAATCGGAATTTGCTTTAAGGTATTTTGCTGCGTCTGATGCACCGAGGTTTTTAGCAACTGCGTTACGAAGGTCTTTTGACATTGCATTCTCTACCATATTGGTAGCTGCTTTTGCCTGGTTGGGGAAGACCATAGCATCTCCCTGAACATTAGATCTAAATGCTGTTCTGTGCTGACGCAAGAGATCAAACGTAACATCCAAATCAGTTGCAGGGTTTGCTAATTCTTCACGTAGGTTACGCAAGGATGTAAGCAGGCTTTGATTGGCAGACGTCCCAAGCCGTTCCTGTCTTGCGATCGCTGTATTCAGAGCATTCATGGTATTTGTGGTATCAACTGCGGCATTACCCATTTTATTGGTGACGTCATTGATAACAGCGCCAGCGGCATCCTTCCGCCCCCTTAACGTGGTGGTCAGAGATTTCACCACATCATCAGGGTTGTACTCACCAAAACGGTCAAAATAATTGCTTACCAGCTTACTACGCGTTGCATATTGCTCTGCTCGCTTTGAGCCTGTCCCGAGCAAAGCCCCCTCGGCATCCTGAGTAAGGCCGCGAGTGAAAGCATTTTTCGGCGGGATAACATCAGATGTCATTGGTGTCACGCCCATCGATTCTGATGTGGCAATTTTCTTCGCTACTTCTGGCGCAATATCACCTTTTATAGCCGTTATTCCACGCCCTATTCCCTTTGCTGCTGCGGAAAGAACCCCCTGAGCGGCAAGGTTAACTCCGGCATTTTTGGCTGCATTTTGTGCGAAATCGCCTTTCTGATTTGCGGCCTCTGCCAGTGAGCCAATAGCCATGCTTCCTGCCGTTCCAACTCCTGGAACTAAATACCCGCCAATTGTTTCTCCAGCTTGCGCATAAGGGTCTGTCGGTCTGTCTACTGGACGATAAACATCATCCAAAACCTTGGGTCCACCAAGCCCCTGACTGATTGCATTAATCAGACTTGCGCCACCCTGCAATACGTCAAATGGTATGTTTACCAGACCACGACCAGCCTGTTCTGCAATTTGCCCTGCACTTTGACCACCAGTGAGCCAATCGCCAGCTTGTTGCATCAATGATGGTTCTTCCCGTGTTGGTGCATTATTGGCCTGATTAACTGTTTGTTGCTGAACAGCCTGACCAGCAAAATACTCATCAATGGCGGTGCCAATATCTTCCGTGCTCGTACCATCAGGGAAGGTAAATGTCTTACCGTTTGCAGTTACTTTCATCATTCCACCGTAAATTGAATGCCTGATTTTGAGGTATATGATCCAACCTGATTCCGTGGTTCTCCTGAAGGTGTCGAATCTTGTGCTGGCGCTGCGTCAGTATTCAATGACATATACCGCTTAACGGCACTCCCCAATGATTCACCTTTTTTAACATCCAACCCCAATATCTGACCGCCATTACGCGATTGTCCAGGGTTGCCATTCGCGCTCATCCACTCGGCTTTAAACTCATTAAACTGCGCGTTTCGTCGCTCAAGGTTTGCCATTGCATCAAGCCATCTTGCGACCGTCTCAGGATTATCCATGTCAGTTGGCGCACCCTGCCGAACGATCTCAACGTCTTTATCCGTTGCTGGGCCGGGAGGTAGGAATTTAAGAACCTGACTGTTAACAAGAGCATTTTGGCGAATGCGCAAATCACGCAATGTCGTATCGCTTCCGGTAAGTTTTGCGAACATGTTCTGTGCGTTACCGAACAAACCTGTCGTTGGTTTTTCTGCTCTGAACTGTTGAGCAAGCGCACTCATAGAATTGGCTGAGTTTGATGATGCTGTGGCATTGTTTACAGCCGTCTCGATGCCTTTTTCCATGTTTACTGACAGCTTAGGTGCTTCGCTAATCAACTGCTGAGCCTTTTCCTGCGCTTGCTGCATCTTAAACCCGAACTCTTGCTGATCCAGAGCCAAGCGTTGTGCTGCGATATTGTGCCCAGTCATTGCTGACTGATAGGAAAGGTTTTGCCCTCTCGCCTGAAGTGCTTCACCAGCCTGATTGCTGCGGATTGTCTCTGCCAGCCTGCCTCGGTCAATCTCACGACCAGCCATCTTGTCCTGAACAGCAAACGCCTTTTCTGGTCCAAGCGCACCGAGAGACATAGTAGTCAGCATGTGTGATAGCTGCTCTGGATTCTGGATACCTGTCTGAATCATCCAGTCAGCATTAGCACCAACGCGATTTAACCTGTCCTTGTTGTCAGTAATGAATTTACTGTAGGCTTCCGGTCCCTGAGAAAGAGCGACGTTAGCCCTCATGGCTAAATCGCCCATATCGTTGCGTTGCTGCTCATTAAGACCGGAAAACGCCTGTTGTGCCTGTGCAACAAACGCTGGATTTTCCTGGGCAAACTTAAATAGTCCCGATGGATCACCAGAAGCCCATGCATCAGCGTGAACCTTATTGAACGCACTAATCGCTTTCTGTTGCTGTTCCTGATTGTAAATATCAGCAACTCCAGCCAGACCACGTAACGCGGTCAGACCAACGTTATTTGTACCTGAGCGAGCCAGTTCATTGTTTTCGCGAATCAGACCAAGCGTTGCGTTAATGTCGCTTGCCTTTGGTGCATTCTCATTTTGCGTACCAATGCCAGCCAGAAAACCACCAGAATTAATACCCTGTTGCCACGTAGCCATTGATTAACCCTTAAAACAGTGAACCAAGCAGACCAAGACCAGCACCAATACCAGCCCCCCACGGAGTTGATAGCTCGAGAGCACTGGCTATGCCACCACCCAAAAGCGCACCGGATGCAGCACCACTAACACCCTGCTGCAATGCTGACGGTCGGTTGGCGTTTGCCGCCGCCAGTGCTGCGCTTTGCTGCGAAATCTGACTCATGTTGTTGGCATATGTTTGCCCGGCGTTTGCCTGTCCCTGAAGAGCGCCAAGACCGATATTTGCCAGGTTGTTGTAATTGTTCATTTGTCCAGATAGCCATTGCTGACCAAGCGTTGGTGCGATTGTTGCTAACTGATTACTGGTTGCAGTGGAACCCAATCCACCTGTTGCTTCCGCTGCCGCCAGACTCTGATAGCGAGCCTGACCAGCAAGATCTTTGTACTGCTGAGAGTTGTAATACTGGTTAAGTGCCTGACCTTGCTCTTCCAGAGACGATAAGTTCTCGAGGCTGCCGACATACTTATCAGCCAGAGGAGTAAACGGCTTCAGGTTGTTCATGATGGTGTTGAACTGCTGATTTTGCAGGTCTGCTGCATACTTCTGAGCTTCTGCGGCATACTTTGCGCTTTTATCAGAACTGCCACCTTTCCCGCCTTTTTCAGGGCAATAAGGTTCCTCGCCGCGCAGTTTTCTGCCCAGCTTAAATGCATATAACATGGCTATCTCCCGTGATTCAGGAAGTCGATTAGTTCTTCGCGTGTAGCACTGTAAAATGTCACGTCATCCACGCCTTTGAAGTATTTCTTGATGGTCCCTACACGCTTAAGGCCAATCATTGCGCAGTACATCTGCCCGTGGCGGAATTTGCGTGCAGCGAACGATGTGACACACTGAACGGTGGTGTTAGTCAGAATGTATCGCCAGAACGCCAGCCCGATTTCCTTGCTGAATCCACGAACCTCTGGCAGGTACATGGCGTGGCAATCGAATGTCAGCGGCTGAATCTCCTGATAGTAAACAATGCCGCCGAACTGCCCGTGCACGTTCACCTCAAAGTAACGGCATTCAGGTTTGTAGTCGTATCCATCACCGTTATTGCTCCCGGCGATAATGTCAGGGTGATTTCCTACTGCTTCGATCAGGTCGATGTTTCGCGTTGGTTTGAATGTAATCATCAGTCAATCAGCCCATGTAATCTAAGTGCTGTTTCAAGCGCCAGAATACGCTGCCGCGCCTGCTGCAAACCTGTAGCGAGAGCTGCGACTTCGGATTGTGTGTACGTAGTGCCGACCGTGTATGACTGGTTAGCGTTGAATGAGCCAAGAAGTGGCGTACCTGTGGCTGCAGTCCATCCGGTATTTCTTGCTCCAACAACCTGAATTCCATCAACTGAATATGATGTTTTTACATCCAGCGGTGACTCAAGAGACTGCAATTCGGTTACGGTTTTCGATACGTAATCACTCTTAATGTCAGATACATCGCTTTCTACGCCATCCAGTCTTTGGTCAACAGTGACCAGATGCGCCTGAATATCGATAACCTCATCAAGCAAGTAATCAACATCGCTACGCAGTACGACTATCTTCCCTTCGGCGGTTGTTAACCTGACCTCAAGGAGATTTATCGCTTTTGTGTTTGCGGTGATTCTTGCATCGTGATCTGCCAGTTCGACGTCCTGTTCATCGTTTTTCACCTGAGCATCGTAAGCGCCCTGACCAGCCTGATTTGCCTTCCCGGCAATTGCGCCGACATCAGCCCCCTGATTAATGACATACAGCAGGTAAGACTGGCTGAATATATTGCGTGGAAGGATTGATGTATCGAGCCGCGTCGCCTGCACAATAACAGGGGTGTTGAGATTCGAATCAGCCATTACTCAATCCTTATCTGGCAGCCAGACAGAGTGACAGGTGACTTCGTGATAACGCGCAATTTGAAGCCAACATTTTTCCTGATGCGCCCTACTCGCTTCCACAAAACGCGTTTGTCGTAAACGAACGGTTCATTCTGCTCAATCATCTGCTCACGACCGTAATTTATGCCGTCAGTGGTCGCAGAGAGAAAAAGGCGGTCAGCGTACTGCGCAACGCCAGTTGACGATTCAACCTCAAAGTCGAAAACTCTGGCGTTATCCGCTTTGAACAACGGAGTAAACAGCAGGTGTTCCTGTTGAAGCCCGTACTGGCTGCTGATGTCGAATTGCAATTTCCCGGTCACGGACTCCAGCTTATCGCCGCACGTTATCTGATTGCCTTCGTAAATGAAGTCGATAGCGCGGTACACATCGTCATACAAGCCTGTTTTCAGCACACACCATTGCGGACCATTGGCGCTTGAAGATGCGTCGTAAACAAGAACATGGCGCGGCAGGTGAATAATCAGCAACTCATGAGCATCAAACCGCAACGATTCCATCACGCCATCAGCCAGTTCATCAGCAGTGTAGGAGCGTAGTATTTTCTCAATGCTCGCGCTGGCGATTGGTGATACCTGACCGGAGCCGATGATATACACAGACGGCGCACCTGTTGCCGGATTGCTGATGAACGCATACGAGTCAGCAAACGGCGTTTTGCAGTAGGTTCCGGCAATGCCTTTCTGCACCATCAGCGATGGCTGGGCGACATACAAAGCAGCACCAACGGTGGTTGCACCAGTCAGGGAGAAATATTCAATCGTCGATGAACCAAAACAGACGATGAAGTCTCGCCATGTGCCGATACCGATGATGCCGTCCGGCTGCGATTCTGCGCGATATTGTGCGCTGTAGCGGTCAGGATGCGATTCGTCTTCAAGGTCAGTGATAAACCATGAATCAGTTCCGTCTTTTGACCACGCATAACGCCCACGCAAGCGCGTAATGTCACGAACCGAACCTAACTCATACTGAGTGAATCCGCTATCTGCAGGCCAGTTTGAGACGGTTTTAACCGTGCCATCATAGCGATACTCTACCAGTTGACCATTAACGCCTACAGCCTGAGATGTCCGACCATGCGCCATTGATACACGACCACTTCCGGCAACATCACCGACCTCGCTTTCGCCCTTATACAGCTTGCCACCGCAAACGCGATAAACAGCATTCTGCGCCATGTTGTACTCGACGCCGCGCGATACGCCGTTTACATCAGAGCGTTTGGCAATGCCCGGGAATGAGCGAAGATATCCGCTGCTGTTCAGGATTTCTTTTGGTGTAGCCAACATATTCACTGGCAGATAGTCGATATAGTCGGCGTTTCTAAAGTCTTTGCCGACACCTTTCATAAGCGGAAGTTGCTGAATCGGCATTTATTCGCTCCCGTCATCGCAAGGTTCCTTCCGGTGGAAGTAATTCCAACCGTTCCACTTCGCCAACTGGTTACCACTACCAACAGGCATACGGTTTGGATAACCGGACTTACATTTAGCGGCTTTTGCTCTGTCCATTGCAGACAGTTTGACGAGTCTCTCTTTCCCGTATCTGGCAGTGGTTATAAGTTTTGCAGACGCTTCCAGCGCATAATCCGGAGCAATGCGGCAGGCAAGGTTGAAAATGACGGCATTGATAGCGTTATTTGATAAACCGTGTTCATCGCCAGGATCTGGAGCGACATCTGCATCAGCGAAAATGTAGCCAACGTTGATACCTGGTGACGCATCACCGCCAAGCCATTCAGCCATCATCATTTCAAGGTCGTTGACGCCATCTTCCATAGACTGCGGTTCGACATCGGTTAACGTGGCATTTGATGCCACACCGAGCTTACGTAATGCCGCAAGAACTAAATCACCCTTCGTTGTCAGGTTCATCTGCTGCCGCCTTAGGTTTTCGACCAGGATTTTTACGCTGTTTTTCTTCTGGCTCTGGCTCTGGCTCTGGCTCTGCAACATCCTTCAAAAGGTCATCAGGATGTGAAAACCAACCAGCATCCAGATATTCCTGAAGCTCTTCGGCTTTCACGATTTCAAAGTCGTAGCCAACGCCTTTCCACTTCTTCATGTCGCCATGACGAAAGATCATGTGTGTCATGCTTGTCTCCAGATAAAAAAGGGAGCCGAAGCTCCCTCTGGTTATCACGCAGTCTGGTTAGGCAGACCAACACCAATTGCCTCTGGTCGTACAGCACATGCTGAATACCACACAGCAATACGGCACTTACCAGACAGAGTGTTGATATCACCCTGCGTTGCGAAGATGCCGTTAACACCAATACCAGGAATGCTGAAGGAAGACGTTTTCATGCCAGCAAACAGTTCATGGGTTACCGGGATCGGCTGAGACAGCAGACGGATTGAGTCATCAGCCCAGAACACGTTAGCGGTTGTTGTTGCCACGTTCAGAACGTTTACCGGAGTGGTATCAGCAAGAGAGGTGTTTACGTTAGCGTAAGCCTTCTCTTCTTTTGTCAGTGACGCGTCATCCAGTGCAATCGGCTTCGGCGTGATTTCGATGTGAGTACTATCGATCACGCGGGTGATTGAGAAAGTAGCATCATCAGTCAGCACGTTCTTCGCCATCTGAGACAGGAATTTCACACCAGTGAAGCTGATTTTGTCGCCGCGCTTAAATCCGGTGGTGGAGGATACGGTCACCGTTGCAACACGGTTGTCGACGTTCTCTTTGTTACCATCGGTATCAAGGGTGTATGCCTGCGGCTTAAACTTCTGCGCACCAGAAACAGTTACACCAGTAGCGGTTGACTTGGTAACTGCCGGAAGTTTAGGTGAGCGAAGAATTTCATCAAAGCCAGCAATCTGACGCTGAATAGTACCGTTGCGATACGCTTCTTCAGGAACGCGACCGAAGATGTCACCATCTACCAGGTTGCGGCCTGCTTTGCGGTAATCGTCAGGGTTCAGGAAGTAACTGATGCCCATATCGCGGTTTAGCTCACGGGAGAACATCAGGCGCTCTGCATCAGACACAAAATCCTAGCCAGACAGGCCAGTAGATGGACCAATTGCGCGGGTATCGTGAACAACAAGCGAGCCCATTTCAGTTGCCTGTTTGGCAATTGCTGACTCAATGTTATTCGCCAGTTTTTTGGCGGATGCCTGGATGCGACGACGGTAAGAACGCTCATCACGCAGGTCATCTGCACGAAGCTCGAAAAAATCGTTATCCGGATCGCCCATGTTGCATTTCACGGAGAGTTCCAGAATCCCGGTTGCGTTGCCAGTTAAATCCCAGCCAGTCTGGGTTGGCGCTTCCTGCTCAACAGGCATCCACACGGTGTTGCTTGAACGCTGCATGGATTCTGCCGGAGGGGTGTATTTTGTCACTTTGGACGCCATTGGCGTCAGGTTCTGGACGGTTTCGATGATTTCATCCAGAGCATACGTGACCAGTTGACCTTCATTTAATGCCATTATCGAATTCCTTTATTCAGTTGCGCCTTGAGCTTGCGGTATGTCTCTACATCCCCTTTGTTTGCTGCCGCTTCCATCTGCTTTTCAATCGCAGAGATATTTGCAGCAACAGCGTGTCCCTGAATGGGTTCATCAGGTAACGGGGCTTCTGAAACAGGCTTGGCTCGAGGCTTGAGAGTTAAACGTTCTGACAGTCGAGTGAGTTCAATCAGCGCGGATTGCCCGTCCATCGCCAGCAACTGGCGTGTTTTCTCAGGATTAGCACCAAGGTGATACATGAGTGCAGCGGATTTCTCCGGGAAGAGGCGCATGATGTCGGCGCCGACTGCTGGCGGCACCAGTTGCATGAATGCGTCCTCTTTCTCCTGATAGTCAGGGATATTGAGCTTTTCCGCTGCGTCGTAGTGCTTACGGGCTGCCTCGGCGTATTGCGCTGATTGCTGGGTGAACTCCTGAGTTTTGCGACCCTGCTCGGCGACAGCCTGGCTTCGTGCGTCCATAGCCTTGATCTGCCATTCACTGTTTGCCTGCTGGAAGGCAGCCAGTGCGCGGCTCTGGTCATAGTCGTACTTAGCCAGTGCGTCTTCGGAAAGATAATCGTTAGGGTCTGGTTGTTTTGGTAACTCAGGGTTCACCCGCAGGTGCTCCGGCAACTCTCCACGCTTAACCGCTTCCATCTGCTGCTCAAGCTCACGCTGGCGTTTGCGTTCGATGCGGCGACGGGCAAATTCAGCATTAGTTGCCGGGTCTTGTTTTGGTTTCTCATCGTCTTTCAGGACAATCTCGAAGCCTTCTTCCTGACCTGTGTTATCGTTGGCATTATCGACAACTAAGCCATCAGCAGATGCCGCTGCATGATTGCCGGGCAGGGTTAATTCTTCAGAAGCCTGAATGTCGGTGGTTTGGTCCATGATTAACTCTCTCTTATTGAGGTGTCTCGGCTACTCCGCCGGAGGGGATTTGAACTTGACGCATAAGATTCGCGAAATCCATGCGTTGTGAATGAGTCTGGTCTGCATCTTTAAGAAGCAGCTCAGCGTTAGCACGAGCATCTTTGCTGCGCTGTTGCTGGAATTGACCTACGAGCTTGAGGTACTCACGCAGTTCTGCCTGCTTGTCGAGGTCCATATTGTTGAAGATTTCTGCAATCTTCGCGGCGTTGAGTTGGTTTTGGGCTTCAACCTTGGCAGCTTCAACCTGAATCTGCGCCTGTTGGTTCTCTGCCTTGAGCAATTCAGCCTGACCTTGCAGAAGGATACCCTGCGCCTGAATTTGCTCTGCTGATGGCTGCTGCGGCTGCTGTTGCGCCTGTTGTACCATCTCCATCTCTTCAGGTGTTTCTGCTTTCTTCAGCCCCATCATCACCAGTTGCTTGTTCGCGTACTCTCGCATCATCTCGACGCCTTTACCGTCAAGCAGCGTGAAGTATTGCAGCATCAGCATCTGGAACTCTGGAGTACCTTGCGGAACCTTGGTTAGCAACTCCTGAATCTCTGCGCGATTCTGTTCCTTCATGCTCTGGAAGGATGGCCCAACGTCCGTATAGCACTCATAGCGACCGCGAATGTCGTTGAGTGTGACCACATTGCCGGACTGATAATCGACAACTTGCGCATAGAGTTGAACGTCTTTCTCGCTTCCATCTTCAAGTGTCAGCGTCACATGACGAGGAACGTCATAAATATCGTTGACCATTGAGGCATAAATCTCGCCATCACGTCGCATTGCGGTAGCCAGGTTATCCTGAAACACGTATGTCTCAAGGTCTGCCCGCATGTTCAGTTGATTGACGGTATCGAAAGCGACCTGACCATTTGCCGCCTGCGCATCCACGCCAAGACTAGCCACCTCTTTCACTGCGTTGGTGGCAGCCTCAAGCATGTAAGCGTTGGCTTGCGGCACTTCAGGGTTTTCCATGTAGGAGATTGGACCAATCGGAAGGTCGTTACCGTTTTCATCGGTCTTGTTCTGCAGATAGTACGGATAGTCATCATTTCCACCGTACATGTATTCGTAGCCTTCGATTTGCTCAGGGAAGAAGGTCGGTTTCTTCTTCGGTGAACGAGCAACAATATCGGCGTTGAACGACATGATCATGTTACGAAGGCGTTGGCCGTCTTTCGTCAGCCTTACCACGCCCTCGTAGCACTCCTTGTCACCAGCGAATGACCATTCGCCGTACACAGGAACGATTGGGATATGCTCTCCGGCTATCTTCTCGCGGTCTTTCAGTATCTGCGTGCAGGTGATGATCGACTTATACACACGCCGACGCTTGACCTTACGCTCTGCTACCTTAATGAATCCACGATTAGCCAGGTCGTCGATGACGTCTTTGATATCCTGCTGGTAATAGCTGACCGGCTCACCTGTCAGCGGGTCGCGGTAGATGAAGACTTTCTCTTTCTTCTCTTCGACCTCGTAATACTCAGCGACGTAGACGACATCATTCGATACCCACGGAAACAGCCATGTATCGTTCGGATTCTGGAAAGATGGCAAGGTGTCAGGATCAATACCGTAATCCTCTGCGAACTCTTTCCAGCCATTGCGTGACAAAGCGTTAATCACCGTGCAGTGCTTAGCATCGCTCTTATCCATCTGCTTGCTGTTGGCGTCCCATATGACGTGTGAGCAGGCTTCATGGATTGGCAGGCGTCGGATTACCTGATTGTTGCTTGTTGGGTCGTTGTCTTCGTACTGGGTGACCAGACGCCATGCACCAACGCCGGACTCTATCTGCTCACGAACGCCAACGTTAACGGCAATCTTTGCCGTGTTATGGCGCATATCAGTACGATACATTCCCATCAACACATCGGCAGCATCAGGATTAGCGCCGTCTTTGGGTCGGAAGAGAACGTCGATAGGGTTCCGGCGCATCTCTGCGACCAGTTTCCTGACCACCGGGCGAACAACATCGAATTGTCCGCGATATTGCAGGGTGGTGTAGTTTGATAGCCAGTCATCCCATTGCGACACTCGGCTAAAATACAGGTCATTTGTCGCCTCGGTTCTGGCTTCATCGCTCGCCATCCAGTCCGCGTCAAACTTACACAGAATGGAATTGAGTCTGTTTTCGTCGGCCATTTAAGTTCTCCGTGCGATGGGCCTGATTGGGGCTGGTATCTTTTTCTCTTTTGGTTTTTTGATGTCGCGCATCATTTTGGCGAAGCGGCGCATCATGTATGCATAGCGAACGGCTGAGAGAACGTCGTCGTTAAGCTTGACGATCTTCCCGTTTTCATCACGGTGATAGAGGCGAAACTCCTCAAAGAATGGTTCACAGGTGTTGAATACCTTGAAGCGACCATCTAGCATCATGTCGCGCAATTCAGTGATTCCAGGCTCAACAGCATTACCGCCATCAGGCCATGTCGCATGCTCCTGCAACATCATAAATCCAGCGTCTGCATACTGCCCTTTGAGCTGCTCACCGCCGCCCTTCTCGTGCTGGTTTCCGTCATGAGGCCATGCTGTTGGCACTTTATGCGCCCATGATTTAACCGCTCCCCATGCCTGAACGGCTGTTTTTTCTTTCGCCTTCCACACGCGTGAAACGTAGATTGTGTCTGCGTCCTTATCCCACCAAAGCTGAACCTGCGCCTGAGGGTGATCCCATCCGAAATCCATCCCGCCAATTACGTAGAAGTGATCAGGACACTCGAACGGCTGACACTTAATCGTCTCTTCCGGTATCTGGAAGATTCGACCGCTACCCATCGTAGGAATACCGCGAGCACGCGCCTCTCTCTCATGCTCGGGATATGATGCGATGATTTGCTCTTTCTGCTCGTCGGTGTAGTGCTCAGCGTCATAGATGGTCATGTTGACCACTTTCTGCGACTTGCTTGGATTCTTCAGGAACTTGGTAACAACGTCAGACATCCCCATCAGAGGGGTAAACGTCAGAATTGAGAATTGCCCGTATTTGTTGGTACGGGTAAGCCCTTCGCCATAAATGCTGTATGGTGGCTCTTCGTCAAACCACACGCCGTGGATTGTGTCACCCTGCCAGCGAGCGCGGCCTTGCGAGTATGGTTTGAAGTAGCAGATTGAAATGCCATCTTCAACGCCATCAGCCGTGTGATGCTTAACCAGAAGATGATCAACAAGGTTCGGAAAGAAAGGAGACTTCTTCCAGCTAATGATGTCTTCTTTCGGTATGGAACCGTAGCCAGGCTCATCATTCTCTTCGATACGACCGCACAGGATGCGTTGAGTCGTTTTGGTTACCGTCTCGTTTGTCTCGCCGCCAATCCAGAAGACAACAGGCTCATAGAAACGCTTACCTTTCCACTCACCGCCATATTTACCATCAGCAGGATAGCCTTTTGTGCCCGGGTAACGCCCGGTAAGGTGAAACGCGACTTCAGCAGCACCAGTAAATGACTTACCAAGCTGGTTACCAGCCATAAAACATCGCTCTGGATAGTCATGCCCGGCGTCGATGAACTCACGCTGTTTGCTGTATGGCGTAAATTCATATAGCAGGTGTGTGTTACGGTAGTTCTCTTCTTCTTCGAGTAGCTCGAGCAATTCGATTTGCTCTTCGTCGCTCAGGTTATCAAGAATCGCGTCCAGTTCCACGGTTGAATAGCTCCTTGATACGAGAGCGCCGCTTATCGCGATCTCCCTTATCAGGTGTCACGTCTTCAACTTGCGACTGCTCTTTGAGTCCCAAATCACGGGCGATGATGTTAGCGTTGAGAAGGTCGGCGGCTGCGCCAGAGAATTTCTGGTCGTAGATGACCTGTTCTGCTCGCGTAACGACTTCAGATAAATCTTCTCGCAGGCGATATGTGCGCCATGTTTCAAGCGTCACATCAATGAACAGAGTGAGGCCGGTAATGGTCATCGCTCGCATCTTGGCGATAGGCTCTTGTATCACTTCACCCTGATACGAGAACGCCTTCATCTCCCATAGCGGGTTAGCTTCTACCCACTCGAAGTATTCACAACAAGCAGCCCACAGCGCCTCAGGCGATTCGAATTTAGGGTTTCGCCCATGACTACTGCGGGCCTCCCAAAATCGGTTGCCCTTTGGTGCTGCCATATTCATCTCACTTATTTGTTATTTCAGGCTGATGACTCTTTCGCGCTTTCAATCAGTGACTGCTTCAGCAATTCGAGTGTGCCAATCGCCTCGCATAAACTGACTTCACCATCGTAATCATGAATGACGCTTTCCAGCCGCTCGTATAGCTCTTGAGTAATTGGGAATTTCTTCTCCTTACCCAAATTGATTACGCGGCTCACATCATGCTCCGGTAGTGAACAGGTCTAACGCTTCCTTCGATTTACGCACCGCTTCGATAGTGCGAGTCGTGATATCTGAATTAGCGCCGCCTGACTGGAAGTGAATTTTGAATAGCTCAAGCTTCAGTTCGTCAGTGCCAATGAACTGAAATGCTTCCTCTGCGGCTGCGTTCTGGTTCATGACCAGTTTGTAAATCTCTAACTGGAATTTCTGTTCTTCAGTCATGGGAATAATCTCTGCCATTGTTGGCTCCGTTTATCCGTTAAAAGGGATATCAGTTAAGTTATCCCGTGTAGGGTATAAGCCATTGTCGAGACCACTCATGGAATGGCCTCTGCAATAACCGATGTCTTTCCATCAGTCCGCCACCACAAAGAATCTTTTTTGCCTTAAGGCTGGAGGTTCATCTTTCAGTGGCTGCCAGTGTTATTTCCCCACTTACTGGCTTGGGTTGTTTCGCTGTACTGCCGTTAATTGGTGAGTCCGGGGATTATTTCAGTTCGTTACCAGGCATTTCTTTTAGCTCTTTCAAATGACAACGATTGAGACTAAACCACTCCCCGTGCGACCTATAGTTGTAATATTTTTGGTGCAATTTGGTTTCAAGCTCTCTATCGGCCGGAATCTTTGCAATTAGATTTAGCTTCCCACCACTCATGCGAGATATCTCTGAAATTCGTTTATTAACCCTGCGACTAAACCCTATTTTTGTTAGCCCACTATCTTCAGCATGCAGAACGTACACATATGATTTTTGCGAAGCACTGGGTGCGACTTTGTTGTAATTAATCATGTCAAACATGAAGCCTTGCTTTAGCAAAGTTTCAAAAAAGATAGAATTAACACACCCATTCCTTCTCAGCTCTGCACTTAGCTTGTCAATTTCCTCTATGATGTCGCCAGATCCCTTTCCACTTATAAGAAAATCTTGGTACATGCGACCAATTCTTGAGGTAATTTCAACAAAGTTATTCATAGCGTTTACCTTTTAGAAAGATGAGCCTGTTCGCACAGAAAAGCCGTCCCCGAGATGGTCGCCACCATATACGGCAATTCTCAGGCTCAGCTTTCTGAAAGACTCGGGATTGTTACGCGCTGCGATGCGCGGTTTACTGCAGATGTAAAAAAGCCCCGCGAATGCGAGGCTAAATCCTGGTATTTGTAATGACTGGCTCTTATCTCAACGCAGCCCCTTACCGCGCGCAAAATGCTCAATATCAAGCATCAGCAATGAGATGTTTAATCTGGATTCACTCCAGAAGTGATCACCACCCTGTCTACAGAGCCAGATGTGAAGGATGATGAGTAAAATTATCGCTATCATCGAAGGCATTGCGTCCTGATGTATTCCTGAAGCGTTCTCAGTGCTGTTTGGTCGCGGATAATTCCGTCCCGGATACCGAGAACGTTTCGTCCAGCAACTGGAGAGAGTTCGACGGTGGCATCATTGCCCATGCCGGAGGCGCTGGAGGTTTCGGCTGAGGATGGCACAGGGCATTTTCCTTTGACGAGCACCCTGCCACCATTATCAAGCTTGCGCCGAAGAGCATCATTTTCAGCTTTCGCATCAGCTAACTCCTTCGTGTATTTAGCATCAAGTGCATCAGCATCACGCTGGCGCTGCTGCATGTCAGTAATGGTGGCAGTCGCCTGCTTCAGCTCACTGACTTTTTTATCGCGCTGCTCTTTGTAGGTAATGGCGTTATCACGGTAATGATTAACAGCCCATGACAGGCAGACGATGATGCAGATAATCAGAGCGGAGATAATCGCGGTTACTCTGCTCATACCTCAATCTCTCTGACCGTTCCGCCTGCTTCTTTGAATTTTGCAATCAGGCTGTCAGCCTTATGCTCGAACTGACCATAACCAGCGCCCGGCAGTGAAGACCAGATATTGCTGCAACGGTCGATTGCCTGACGAATATCACCGCGATCAATCATAGGTAAAGCGCCACGCTCTTTAATCTGTTGCAGTGCCACAGCGTCCTGGCTTTTAGGAGAGAAGTCTTTCAGGCCAAGCTGCTTACGGTAGGCATCCCACCAACGGGAAAGAAGCTGGTAGCGCCCGGCGGCTGTTGATTTGAGTTTGGGGTTTAGCGTGACAAGTTTGCGAGGGTGATCGGAGTAATCAGTGAATAGCTC